ATTGGTATAAGGGGAAGACCGATGTTGAGCATCCCGCGATCGCCAAAGCCTTTCAGGATGCGGTCTGTAAGCATTTTGGATCGCCTCACAATTGGCAGGTAGAAAAATCTTTTTCCAGCAATCTTGGGTATGGAGGAAAAATCGATCTTTATTGCCAGTCAAATATGGGGATCGTTCTTGATGCCAAGTCCAAAGAGTTCGGCCCAGATGACAAAGTGGTGGCTTATGATGAACACGTTATGCAACTGGCAGCATACCGCTATGGACTCGGATTACCCATGGCGCGGTGTGCAAACGTGTTTGCCTCAGTTACTCACCATGGACTAATTAAAATAATCGAATGGACTGAAGAAGAACTTGTTAAAGGCTGGGAAATGTTCAAGTGCCTACTTGAATTTTGGAAAATCAAAAACAACTTGGGGAGATAGTATGCTGACCAAAAAAGAAATCACAGAGACTTTCATGAACGTCTTACTTGAGGAAAATTACAATTTCCTTGCAGATGATCTTGAGAAACTGGCAAACGCTTTCATCGCCAAAGCCGCACCCCAGATAGCACGCAAAGAACGTGCGGAGTGCATCAAGTTCGTCAAAAGCCTGAACCCGTTGGTAAGTGAAGCTTTGGAGGAAAAAAGGGGAAAGATGTGATCTGGGCAGCTATTATTATTTCAATAAAGATCGCTATTGTGATTGCAATTTTTTCAGCCAGATAAAAAAAGCCCCCTCTGGGGAGTGATCAGAGGGGGCAAAAGGGCTTACGCCCTCACGACAGGGAGACAACCCGCGTGATACTTTTAACGTCGAATTCCCAAACGCGTGTTACGCGCTGGCTCCATTTGCCTATATATGTCTATTTCTGATTCTGTTGGTTGTGCCGGTAAATTCTTCATACTTCTATTGTAATCGGCTACTGCTTGAAAATTTTGGGCTACATCTGCGTCATTCAGTTGACCAATGATTTCCGGTGCCTGCAATGCCAATCCTGCGGCTTGCGTAACACCAAATGGAAGCGTACCCAATGCGCCACCTACACCACTGGCAATTTGAGAAGCATTCCTAGCACTTGGCATATGCAAATTCCATCCTTTACCTTCTTTTTTGTATTGGTCAAATGCGTCATACAATTGCCTTCCAGCTAAAGCACCACCAAGCGCACCAACGCCTACACGCGCAACAGAAGGCAATGCGCCACGAACAAATTCAGCACCTCTGGCTAACTCATCTGTCGCTCTAGTCGCAAGAGTGGGGGTATGTTCAAATTTACTCAAATCAACGGCAGGTCTTGCTTCAGTTTGAGTAAAAATTTGTCTTGGAGTGCCAGTCTTTGGATCGACCGATGCAGTCTTTGCAACGCGCTCTGATTTGACCTCTTGAATAGCTTTCAACGCATTTTGCACTTCAGACATTGTCCGAATCTTATCTACACCAGCTACTTTTTCAAGTTCAGTAAGTGGCATTCTGAGATTCGGTGAAATTTGACTATTCAAGTATCTTTGAAGACTTGGACGCGTTGCAGGAGCATTAGGATTTGGGACATTACCAGCCATTCTGGTAAGAACATTTTGCACAAATGGAATTGCCTGTCTTCCAGACTCAACAGAACCCGCAACCTTTGCCCCAACTCCAGCACCAGCCAACATTTCAGGCCAATGGTTACGTTCTACTTCAGCCGATCCAGTAGGAACTTCTTTTGGCTCTGCAGTGTCTGCAACATCTTCAGTTGTTTGTTCATCGTCTGCTTTTTTTTGCCATGTACCACCTTCAAAATTGGCAATGGCTTTAGACAGCCTATCCACCGAATTCTCTGGAAACGGATCGTTGGTGCTTTTTAAACCCAACATCTGAGCAATGTAAATTTTGTAATTGTCTCGTGATTCTTCACTGTTCTCATCACCCTTGGGTGAGTACATATTAACAAACTCATCGGGCGTTTTAATGCCGCCCTTTCCTAACTTGTATGTTATGTCATTGATAAGCGCCTGCTGCCCATACTTAGGAGCCTCAAAAATTGCAAAGCCCTTGTCGTCAACACCAATCAGTCCTTCATATTTCACGCCTTTAGCAGGACGGATGTTGCCGGGGTTGTTGTTGTATTCGGCAAGTGTTGTCATTATTGTTCTTTCAGCTTGTAACTTCCGTCAGCTTGACGAACATAGGTTTGACCATTGATTGTGCGCTCATTGGGGCGACTACTACCCGCAGGTGTGTTTGCAGGTTTTGTATTAGTGGCGGCAGGTGGTGTAGCTTCTTTCTTTTTACTGACATTACCATACGATGGGTCATACCATGACGGAGCAGTCATCAAAGGATTACTAGCAGCAATTCTGGCATGCTCTTCTGCATACCGTACTCTTAATGCATTGAACTCAGGGTCAACTTCCAACAGACCATAGGGAACTTTTTTCTCTTTTATGTATTGATACTTTTCTTGGCTATTCTTTTCAGCATGGCCTATCAGGTCAATTAACGTGACCAAAGCATTCTGTGAATTGCCAATATTTGGAGATGCAGATTGTTGCAACTGACTAAATGCATCTGTCGGATTGAGAGAAGAACCACGCAATGCCACTTGGTTTTCTGCCAACATTTTTGCAAGAACTTGAAATTTGTTTTTTGTTTCCTCAGACATTCCTATCTGACGAGCGTAAGTGTCAAACCCTTGCAAAGTTTCGCCAAGCTTCCCATCAGCGGCGGCACGCGCAAATACTTCTATGGGGTTATTCCCACCAAAGTAATTGAGTGCAGCACCCATTTGCTGTTGACCGGTAAGGACATTTCCTTTTGAATCCTTGGAGTCAGGAATTCCAGCGCCCAATGAAATATCGCGAATAGAGCGCAACAACGACAAACGCTCAGGTGCGCTGTTGGCTTGTTGACGCATCTTCTCTTCAACACCCATGCCTGCTTCACGTTGTGATTTGGCGTATGTGGATGCAGCATCCATCTTGTCATAACGTGACATAGCATTCCATTGCGTTTGATCTACTTGAGGAGGCTTTGACTCTTCAAGTGATTTCAAGAACGCATCTTGTTGTGCTTTACCCTTGCTTGGGTCGGCATTTGGAGTCAATTGAAATTCAGTCCATCCTTCCAATTGCATCATAGGGTCTTCGCCCTTTGCCTTGGTAGCAGCAATCTTCATGCCAAGACCTTCTTTTGCGCCCTCATAGAATTTCTGAGCAGCCTTAGATATTTCTGTATCAGGCCCGAGCGATGCAATTCGACTGTAAGTGTCCGCATCCATAGGTTTACCAGACTTTCTCCAAGCCTGATAGATTTCGTTTTGTTTATTTTTCTGCCCCATCAAAATGTCTGCTTGAGAAATTCTTGCTTGCATTTCTGCAATAGGAATTCCCATGGCGCGTTGTTGCTCTACGTTCTCGCCCAAAACACCCATTGCACTACCAAGAGATGTCGAAAAACCGCCTAATTGCGGTTTCAAAAACGCCTCAGACACTTTAAAAAGATTTGGTTGTGCATACCGCTGCTCTAATGCAGTTTTATATTGATCCAATGATTCACGATATTTTCCAATCATTTCAGGATCGGCTTCAGCAGGATTTACTTGCCTTGGATCAATAGAAGAAAGACCTGCAAGTGACATAGGTTGTTTGACTTGTTCAGCCATGATTATTCCTTATGGTCTATCGGTAGCAAGACTAATATCTTGATATCCAGTAGGTTGACTTGTAATGCCGGGTATCGTGACATTGCCATCATTTACACTTATTCCATTATTTGGCACTATCGTATTGTCAAAAATATTTAATGGGCTATTAGGATCAATAGGGCCAACCGTAGTATTTGTTGGTGCCGTATCTTGAGTAGGAACTGTTGATGATCCACTGATCAAACCTTTAAGGATTTCAAGCGGCGTGCTTCCAGCAATTACATTACCTGCTGCGTCATACTTCGGTTGAATCATCCCGATTGCACCAGTCCCCAACCCAGCCAACGTAGACAACGGCGAAGCATTGAGTTGCGAAGTAACCGTAGTCGGCACCTGAGCGCCCTGCATGATGTTTGACAACGATGAAAGAGTCGTCAGCGGGTAGTTCTGAGCATTTTGGGCAATCTGCTGCTGTTGACCGCCAAGGGTAGACAATGCATTTACATCCGCGAGATTCATTGTTTGGGCTTGCGTTCCCAACGTCCCCATGCCAAGACCAGCACTCTGCAAAGCTTGAGCTTGTTGAGCGGTCAAATTTCCAGCCGTCTGACCAGCCTGCAACTGCGACTGATTGAATGCGTTTTGAGCATTCGATGCCGTCGATCCCAACTGACCCAAAGTCGATTGATACTGACCCGCAGCGGTAAGACCCTGACCATAGCCAGAACTCAGCATCTGAGCGATCTGGCTGTTCAAATCTTGCTGAGACTGTCTCTCGACCTGACCCAAGACCTGTGCGCCACGTTGTGAGCCGAATTGACCACTACCTACAGCAGCAGCGGTGGCTTGCGGAGCCAGATTCTGTTGATAGTTACGTTGAGCAATGTCGGAAAGAGATTGAACCGCCGTATTGATATACGGGTTCATGTATTGAGCGGCTAAGTCTGCAGGAGAAGCTGAGGTAACCCCCTGAGCATACGGAGCCAACGCCGACAATGGGCTTGAGCTTGTCCCAGCCTGTAGATAAGGGGCTGCAGCACCTGCAATATTCTGTCCTGCAGCCTGACCGACCAGATTCTCGCCAGTGGTAATGGCAGGCTGATACGCACCAGCAGTCTGCCCTACCTGCTGGAAAGCCTGCTCTTGCAGGGGTTGCGCCCCTACATACTGAGCGCCTTGTTGAGCAGCCTGACCCTTAGTCGCAAGGTTCGATAGATAGTCAGTGTAGAACTGCGGTGCAGCGGTCGCAGTGGTTTGTGTAGACTGTAGGAGGTTTGCCATTTTTATACCTTACTTTTCAGATATTCAAGCGGAGACTTCGCCTTCGGAGGTATTTTGTCCAGAGGAGCCTTGCGTTTGTGCGCCCTGAGTTTTTCTCTCAACCCATCAAGAATTTCCGATCCACGCTTATTTTCCCCTTTTCCAAGGGCGGTGACAAACGCAGCCGGAAAGACATATTCCCCATCGGCAATCTTTGCAGGGATCACGCTGCCACCGGTTTTTGACTCATGGGGAACCTGATTCCTAAACTTCTCCAGAACCTCTCTACCAGCCTTGCTGGAGCCGTCACCAAGGGCTGAGACGGTCTCTGCGTCCATGACGTAGTCACCATCATGGAGAAGGGCTGGAATGTCGTCAGACTGGCCTGTACCCTTCCCATCGGCATAGAATCCAGTGACTCCGGTAATGAACTCAGGCTTATGCCCTTTTGGAGTGGCTTCTTCGTATTTACTGGGTAGACCGCCTTCTGCCATGCCCCTTGCGATCGACTGATACATATTCTTCAACGGAGCATGCAAAGGAGATGAAGACGA